GAATCGCACTCAATTCTGGGTGGGATACATCTATGCTGTCGCTAGAGTTGCAAGATTTAAAAGACGATATAGACCTTTCCTTGTTAGGTTTTGATCCTGATGAGCTAGATGCCCTGTTAAATCCTATAGAGGAAACAGAAGGCTTAACCGATGAAGATGCTGTGCCTGATGTACCAGATGAGCCTAAGACTAAGTTAGGGGACATTTACATACTGGGTAATCACAGGCTTATGTGCGGTGATAGCACAAGCATTACAGATGTAGAAAAGCTGATGGATGGTCAAAAGGCTGATATGGTCTTTACAGATCCTCCTTATGGAGTGGATTACAAAGGAATCAACAACGATTCAAGAGATGGGTTAGAAGATTTGCTTAGAGGCGCATTTGGCAATTATTTAGCTGTTTCTAAGTCAGGCGCATCAATTTATTGTTTCCACTCTGATAGATGTGCAGATGTCTTTCATAGCGTTTTTAGAGAGTTCTTTCACTTTAGTTCAATGATTATTTGGGCTAAAAATAGCCTTACATTAAGTCAAACTGATTATCAAAGCCAGCATGAGCCATGCCTTTATGGGTGGATGGATAATGGCAAACATTCTTGGCACTCTGATAGAAAGCAGACTTCTTTATGGAAGTTTGATAAGGAGCGAGTAATTGGGCATACAACCCCAAAGCCAGTTGGATTGGTAGAAAGAGCAATAAATAACTCTAGCAAAGGTGGAGATTTAGTTATTGATCTATTTGGTGGGTCAGGCTCTACTATGATTGCTGCTGAAAAAATAGGCAGACAAGCAAACATTATGGAATTAGACCCTAAATACTGTGATGTTATTGTGCAGCGCTGGGAAGAATTTACAGGCAAAAAAGCGGTACTTTCGGACTTAGAAAAGGAATGATATGCAAGGTGTAGAGCATATTCCTACAGATGAGAGCAGAAAGCTAGTCCGAAGCCTTAGTGCTGTAGGGATTAAATATGTAGATATTGCTGGCAAGTTAGATATATCTGACGATACGCTAGTAAAGCATTACAAAAAGGATTTAGAAGATGGGCGCATAGATGCTAACGCTTCTATTGGTCAAACGCTATTCCAGCAAGCTAAGAATGGTAATACTGCTGCTGCAATCTTTTGGCTAAAGACCAGGGCGCAATGGAAAGAAACAAACGCATTAGAAGTATCTGGCGCAGATGGTGGTGTAATTAAAGTTTCATGGGAACAATAGTAATACCCTACAAACCTAGAGAACCTCAGTTAAAACTACATGAGGTAATGGATGCACATCGGTTTACTGTAGGAGTTGCACACAGGCGCATGGGCAAGACAGTTTGTGCGTTAAATCATTTAGTTAAATCAGCCCTTGAAAACGAGCAAGAAGCACCTAGATACGCATACATAGCGCCAACATACGGACAGGCAAAGCGAGTAGCCTGGGATTATTTATGCAAGTATGTAAGGCCATTAGGCGCAGTAGAGAATATCTCTGAGTTGCGTGTAGACTTTATGGGTCGCAGAATCCAGTTATACGGATCAGATAACGCAGACAGTTTGCGTGGTCAATATTTTGACATGGTAGTGCTAGATGAAATTGGCGATCAAAACCCTAAGATATGGAACGAGATCATTCGACCAGCTCTTAGTGATAGAAATGGGAAATGCCTGTTTATTGGTACGCCAAAGGGAAACAACCATTTTAAAGACCTAAGAGATCGAGCAGAAGCAAATGATGAGTGGGGTCTTGTAGAGTTTAAAGCAAGCGAAACAGGCATCATTTCTGATGTAGAGCTAAAAGATGCTCGTAAAGAAATGGGCGATGATAAATTTAATCAGGAGTACGAGTGTTCATTTAATGCTGCCGTAGAAGGAAGCTACTATGGAAAACTGATTAACGATCTAGAAGATAAAGGTAGAATGTGCGAGATCACAAGAGATGATCTTTGCAAGACCTTTGTAGCCTGGGACTTAGGGATGGGCGATTCTACTGCAATCTGGGTAGCGCAAAATGTTGGGCAAGAGACAAGATTGCTAGATTATGTAGAGAATCATGGTCAAGGATTAGATTGGTATGTTAATTGGTTAAAAGAAAACAATTGGCATAAAGCAGAGCAGCTCCTTCCACACGATGTACAAGTAAGGGAGCTAGGCACAGGCAAAAGTAGATTGGAAGTGTTGAGAGAAGCTGGATTAGATGTTCGGGTTCTGCCAAGACTTTCTGTTGAAGATGGAATACAAGCAATAAGGCGTTTGTTGCCTAGATGCTGGTTTAACATTCCAACAGTAAAACAAGGATTAGATTGCCTAAGAAACTATAGGCGAGAGTATGATGAAAAGCGCAATGTATTTTATGATAAGCCTTTGCATGATTGGGCATCACATGGCAGCGATAGCTTTCGCTATTTGGCTTTAGGTATGGAACAAAATACAACCTGGTCGCAACCACTAGCAGTTAAAACTTCATGGATCGTATAAATGGATGACAATAAGTTAAAAGGTATATTAGATAGCGAGATAGAGAACTCTATTGGCTTTGTAGATACCGAAACAACCGAAGCTCGTAGAAAAGCGCTGACTTACTACAATCGTGAGCCATACGGCAATGAGGTAGAAGGCCGTTCATCTATTGTTACTGGTGAAGTTGCAGAAGTAGTTGATGGCGCATTGCCACAATTGCTCCGTATCTTTACCCAATCAGATGAGTTGGTGCGCTTTGAGCCTAAAGGTATGGGCGATGAAGAAGGCGCTAAACAAGCTACAGACTATTGCAATCTAGTATTCTTTAACGATAACGATGGCGTTATCTTGATGCACAACTGGTTTAAGGATGCGCTTCTACAAAAGAACGGCATTGTTAAATACTGGTGGGAAGATAGCGAAGATCCTATCAAGGAAAAGTATAAGAATCTAAACGCAGATGAATTAACCCTATTGCTCTCAGATGGGCAAATGGAAGTGATTAGCCAGGAGATTACTCCAGTAGGCGTAGACCCAATGGGTATGCCTTTGATGGCTTACGATGTAACAATCAAGAAGAAAAAAGAAGCTGGTCGAGTAAAGATTGAGTGCGTTCCTCCAGAGGAGTTCTTAATCTCTAAGCGTGATAAAGATATTAAAAACGCTAGTTTTTGCGCTCATCGTGTAATGATGTCTAGATCAGACTTAATTGCTGCTGGATATAAGAAAGATGTTGTAGATAATCTGCCATCTTATAGCGATTTAACATACTCTCCAGAGCGTATTGCTCGATTTGATCGTGGTGAGATGCCTGATGAAACGCAATCATTAGACTTCTCCATGCAAGAGATTGAGGTTTATGAGTGCTACATCCGTACCGATATAGATGATGATGGTATGGCTGAGTTGGTAAAAGTAACTTATGCTGGAATGACTGAGATCTTGGATCAAGAAGAAGTGGATCATGTTCCGTTTGCTTCTATCTGCCCAATCCCAATGCCACATAAGTTTTTTGGTCAGTCTTTGGCTGATCGTGCAATGGACATCCAGTTAATCAAGTCTACGATTACTCGTCAGATTCTAGATAACTTGTACCTAACCAATATGCCTCGTATGACGGCAATTGATGGTCAAGTAAATATGGATGACTTGCTAACTGTTGCTCCTAACGGAGTAGTTCGTATGAAGTCCCAGGGTGCAGTACAAGCCCTAACAGTTCCTCCTACGGCAGCTCAGAGCTTCCCGATGTTGGACTACATGGATCAAGTGTTACAGAAGCGTTCTGGTGTTACACAGACAAGCCAGGGCTTAGATGCAAACATTCTACAAAACACAACTGCTACAGCAATTGCAGCAATGCAACAAGCTGGATCAGGCCGTTTAGAAATGATTGCTCGTATCTTTGCTGATACAGGCGTAAAAGACTTGTTTGCTGGTATCTTCCACTTGTTATGCAAATACCAAGACAAAGAGCGTGTACTGCGTTTGCGTGGTAAGTATGTCAATGTAGATCCTCGTAACTGGAAAACTAACTACGATGTGTCTATCAATGTTGGTTTAGGTACTGGCAATAAAGATCAGCAAATGGCTATGGCTGCTATGGTTCTACAAAAACAAGAGCAGATCTTGTCTACCCAAGGCTTTGCTAATCCGTTAGTAACAGTAGGACAATATCGTAATACGCTTGGTCGCTTTATTGAAGCTGCTGGTTACAAAGACTCTAACGAGTTCTTTAAAGAGATTAGCCCTGAGTTGGATGCTGCAATTTCTCAGCCACAACCTCCACAGCAAATGCCAGCAGATCCAGCAGTACAGGCTTACATGGCTCAGACTCAAGCACAGATCCAAGGAGATCAAGCTAAGATACAAGCTCAAATCCAAGGCGATCAGCTTAAGGCTCAAGCAGATATCCAGTTAGCTAGAGAAAAGGCTGCTGCTGAGATCCAATTAGCAAGAGATAAAGCTGCTGCTCAAATAGAGCTTAAGTCTGCTGAGTTGCAAGCTGATACAAGATTAAAGGCTGCTGAGATTGCTAGAGGAATGTAATGAATAGAGCAGAACGAGCAAGAAATTATTTAAACGATGAGTTCTTTGTAGAGCTATTACAAGCTCAGAAGGATTTGTACAAGTCTTATGTATTTAACTCGCCAGAGCATGATGTAGAAGGCAGAGAAAGAGCCTTAGTAAAACTAAGAGCTATTGAAGATTTTGAAGCATCTTTACGATCAATCTTGCAGCAAGAAGAAATCGACAAGAGGCGATTTAAGGTTTTTTAACTACCCATAAAAGGTAAAACATGAGCGAAAACACCAACCCACAAGGGAGTGTAGATAACACGATAGGCGGTGCAGCTAACGCATTTATGTCTATTCTTGACCCACAAACCGAGGAAGCGCAAGCTGACCCAGAGGTTCGTGCAGATGATTCAGATAGCGAGGAAATTAGCTATGATGAGCCACAGGGCGAGGAATCAGATGTAAGTGCGGAAGAAACTGAATACCAAGAAGAAGCAGTAGAGGAATCTCCTAAATACCGAGTGAAAGCTAATGGTGAAGAATTGGAGGTAAGCCTTGATGAGCTTTTGAATGGCTACAGTAGAACTGCTGACTATCAGAAAAAGACTCAATCTTTAGCGGAACAACGCAAATCTGTGGAAGCAGAGCGAGTAAAGATTGACGAAGCAGCAAAGACTAGAGATATTTACGCACAACGACTCCAGGTTATCGAACAGTTGTTAAGCACACAGGATACTGAGAACCTACAGGAATTGAAGGATTCAGACCCTATTGCTTATGCAATTAAGGTAGCAGAGCGTAGCGAAAGGGATAAGCAGTTACAAGCAGTTCAAGCAGAGCGCCAGCGTGTTTCACAAGAACAGCAGACTCTACAAGGACAGCGCTTGCATCAGCACATCCAATCTGAACAAGAAAAGCTAAAGAGCGCCATCCCAGAATTTAAGGATGAGGCCAAGGCAGAAGTAATCCGTAGGGATATTCGTAGCTACGCAAAATCCATTGGATTCTCTGACCAAGAGCTTTCTCAGGTTTATGACAGTCGTGCTGTACAAACGCTCTATAAGGCTATGCAGTATGAGAAGCTGGTAGCTGGTAAAGCTGGAGCAACCAAAAAGGTAGCATCAGCGCCTAAAACACTCAAACCAGGAACATCTAATCCGCAGACTTCCGAACAAGAAGCACAAAAGAAAGACTTTGCTCAGTTACGCAAAACAGGCAACAAGCGTGATGCAGCTAAGTTATTTGAACGATTTTTATAAATTAAAGGAATTAAATCATGGCAGCTTATGATCGTTATAGCGCAATTGGCGCTAGAGAAGATTTAACAAATGTTATTTATGACATTTCCCCTACCGATACCCCAATCATGTCATCTATTGGCAAGAGCAAGGCTACTGGTGTTTACCATGAGTGGCAGACTGATGCTCTTGCAGCAGCTACCACTTCAAACGCATTAGTTGAAGGTGCATCTGCATCTGAAGCTACTCTTACACCAACAACTCGTTTAGGCAACTACACACAGATCGTTGGCAAAACCATTATGATCTCTGGTACTTTGGAAGCAGTAGACAAAGCTGGTCGTAAGTCTGAAAAGGCTTATCAATTGGCTAAAGCATCTGCTGAAATCAAGCGTGATATTGAGTCCATTATCACAGCTAACCAAGGTCAATCTGCTGGTTCAAGCGGTTCTACAGCTCGTAAAATGGGTTCACTCCTGTCTTACATCAAAACCAACAGCAATGAAGGTTCTGGTACAACTGCTGGTGTAGATCCAGTAACTATCGGTGTTTCTACTCGTACTGATGGTACAACCCGCACTTTCACAGAAACCATCCTCAAAGATGTTATCTCTAAAGTGTTTACATCAGGTGGTACACCTACAACTTTGTTTGTTAGCCCAGCTCTCAAGCAAGTAGTTAGTGGATTTACTGGTCTATCAGCACAGCGTTATCAAGTTCCTACAAGCGGTCAAGCTACTATCCTAGCTGGTGCTGATTTGTATCAATCTGATTTCGGTGTATTGCAGATCGTTCCAAATCGCTTTATGCGTACTCGTGATGCCCTCGTACTCGATCCAGAGTATGCAGCTTTGGCATACTTGCGCCCATTCCAAACAAATGAATTGGCAAAAGTTGGTGATGCTGACAAGACACAAATCTTGGCAGAATTAACACTCGAAGTTCGTAACGAAGCTGCTCATGGCGGTGCATTTGACTTGTCATAAGTAGTAGTTTTAAGTAGAATCAGGGGTGGGATAACTCACCCCTTTTTCTATGATTACTTATCTTCAAGGTGGTTTAGGCAACCAAATGTTCCAGTATGCTTCTGGACTTGGGGTAGCTGAACGATTACAAGAAGCGTTGTTTATTGACAACACTTTCTACAATCAGCATAAGCAAAGGCAGTACGAATTAGGTTCTTTCCCCATATCGGCACAAATAGCGCAACAAATATCTACGCCAATATTAGAAAAGGGCTTTAAATTTCAAGAAATATCCCAATCTGGGACTATGTTAGGTTATTGGCAGTCTGAAAAGTATTTTCAAAACATATCAGACAAGATTAGAAATGAGTTCAAACTGCCAAAGCATGACATTAACTCGGATATGGTCGCAGTATCCGTTAGGCGTGGAGATTACTTAACGCTTGGCGATGTGTTCCACAACCTAGATGAAGAATACTATGGGGATGCCAGAGAGGTGTTCCCAGATGCTACTTTTGTAGTATTTTCTGATGATCCTGATTGGTGCGAACAAAACCTAGAGTGGGCAGATGTAGTTGTAAAAGGCAACTCAGCAATTGTAGATTTAGCTTTACTGGCATCATTCAAAAATCATATAATAGCGAATAGTAGTTTTGCCTGGTGGGGTGCATGGTTAGCCGATGGAGATACAGTAGTAGCTCCTAGAGATTGGTTTACTAACGGCCTTGATACAACGGATTTGATTCCTGATAGGTGGATTAGAATTTGAAAAAGATTATAGATGTAGAGAATGGCGTTGTAAGAACGGCATACGATGATGGGTCTGGTGGCTTAATTATTAAGCACTCTACCGATCTAACAGACTTTATTGAGCATACAAAGGCTCAGTTTAACGAGAATAGCGGAACTACTGGATGGGGTGATAATCCCATTGATAGGAAGAACAAGATTGCATCCTTGCCTACAGAGATCATTAATGAACTCAATGTAAAAGGGATTATGCGTGGGTATTACATCATGGATCAAAAGGCGATGAAGAAATGGCTAAATGATCCTGATAACAGCGTATTTCGTACTCGTGGTGGTAAGGTATGAGCAGAATTGCTATCTGTATACCAGCTAGGGGTCAAATGGAGGTGGCTACAGCGTTTGATTTAGCAGCGCTAGTGGGTTACACCATTAAGACTTCTAAACACGATCTAGACATCTTTACGGCTGCTGGAACGCTTATATTTGACCAGCGCAATAGTTTAGTTAAGACGGCAATAGAGAATAAAGCAGACTATGTATTGTTCATAGATGCTGATATGAGGTTCCCAAAAGATACCTTAAAGATCCTAATGTCGCATAACAAAGATATTATTGGGGTAAATGCTACAACTCGTTCTGAGCCAGTAATTCCTACAGCTAAGAATATTACGATTAATGAAGATGGTTCTATAACCTGGCTTCCTGTTTATTCTAATAAGCTCAATGGGATTAGCAAGGTAGATGGAATTGGATGTGGCGTAGTCTTAATTAAGACATCAGTATTTAAGAAGATTGAACGGCCTTACTTCTACTTTGAGCAATTGCAAAATGAGAAGATTTTGGGCGAGGACATTTATTTCTGTATCAAAGCTAAAGATGCTGGCATAGATACTTGGGTAGATCACGAACTATCTATAGGCATTAAGCACATTGGTAGCTATGTTTATAGCTGGGAAAACATCAGTAAAGATTAAAGGCGATTATGTCATTCACTAGCTATACCAATTTAAAAACGGAAATTGCTGATTATTTAGGCCGTACAGATCTAACCAGCAAGATTCCTACATTTGTTACATTGGCAGAGCTGCGCTTATCTAGGGATTTGCGTACTCGTAAGATGTTGGCATCTGCCACTTCTACAATGACAAGTGGTGATGGCAAAGTAGCATTACCAGCAGATTTCCTAGAGATGCGTAATATCTACACTCAAGGCACTCCTCGTATGCCTGTTACTTATCTATCTCCTAGCGCATTTATGCGTGATGCAAGAGCTGATGAGTCTGGTCTGCCAGTATTTTATACAGTATTAGGTGCTGAGTTTGAGTTTGCGCCAAAGCCTGATACAGCTTATGTATTGGAGATTCTTTACTTTGCTAAACCCACAGCTATGTCTGATAGCGTTAGCTCTAATGCTTTTTTGGCTAACTATCCTGATGCTTTGCTATACGCTTCTCTTTTAGAGGCAGAGCCATACCTTATTAACGATGCTCGCACAGCTACATGGGCAGACTTATATAATAGAGCCATTCAGAATATCAATAGCTCAGATCAAAATTCGGAATACTCAGGTGTTCCATTAACAATGCGTGTTACCTCTAGATAAGGAATCAAAATGGCTGAAATGTCAAACTACCTCGAAAATGCACTAATCAATGTAACTTTGAGAAATACAGCGTATACATCACCAACTACAGTTTATGTTAGTTTGCATACTGCTGATCCTACCGATGCTGGTACAGGAGCAGAAGTTAGCGGTGGATCTTATGCTCGTAAATCAGCTACTTTTGCAGCTCCTTCTAATGGTGTATCTGCAACTTCTGCCGATGTAACCTTTGACCAAGCTACTGCATCATGGGGAACAATTACCCATATTGGTATTTGGGATGCTTTAACTACAGGCAATATGCTGTATCACACACCTTTGACAACATCAAAGACCATTGATTCTGGCGATATTTTCAAGATTGCATCAGGTAGCTTAACTGTTACATTGGCATAATGGCTTTAACACTCGAACAGTTAGATCAGTTCGGGACTTTAGAGCAAGTACCATATTCGTTTGACCATAATTGGGAAGTAGACGAAGTATGCGGTAGTTGGCGATTAGAGGATATGGATTCTTTAGGGAATCTAGACACTCTTACAGTATCGTTTGATGACCCAGTATGGCTTACTTTATGCGTTAAGTTCCCAGGCGCTGCTATATCTGCAAGCGCAGATGTGGTCGCTGACGGATCTCGTATAAGAAGTGGTGAGGCTGCTGTTGCTGCCGATGCAACAGTCGTAGCCCAAGGCATTAGAGTGGCAATGGCAGAAGCAGTTATTACTGGCAATGCTCAAGTAGAGTCTGAGGCTTATGCAATCAGAACATCATCAGGATCAATAGAAGGCTCTGCAAGCGTTGTAGCTGAAGGAGCTAGGGTAGCAGTAGGCGAAGGACAAATAAATGGATCAGCAAGCGTTGTTGCAGCAGCAGTCGCAATATTTTCAGGAACAGGCACTATCAACTGTCAAGCGGATGCAGAATCAACTGGCATACGGATACGCACTTCTGTCGGTGCAATTGAGGCAAGTGGAACAGTTAGTGCAGATGCCATTCGAGAAAGAACAGCAGAAGCATTAATAGAGGCAAATGCGTTAGTAAGTGCTAACGGAGGCGTTGAGTATTCTGGCGAAGGCTATATTGTTTGCGAGGCTTATGTAGATGCAGAAGCTCTAGCTATATATGCTGGCAATGGTACGATAAATGGTACGGCATCAATAGTATGCGCTGGAATCCGATTAGGCGATAATTGGACAAATGAAACTGCTGGATCAGAATCTTGGACAGGCGTTACACCAAGCACAGATACATGGACATTAGTAACTGCTGGATCAGAAGAATGGACTCCAGTTACAGAATCTAGCGATACTTGGACAAATAATAATATTGGAAGCGAAACATGGCGCTAAGTAGAATTGCTTTTGGAGAATGGACTCCTGACCAGCCAGGTCTTACAAATGGCTTACAAAGAGCAGAAAATGTATATCCAAAAGCCAATGGATATGGCGCAGTTCCAACTGTAGTAGATTATTCTGCTGCTGCTTCTGAAGCACTTAATAATGTGGTAGCTGGTCGCACTACTGTTGGCGGTACTCTTTTGTTTGCTGGTGGAGCTACTAAGTTATTTAAGTTAGATCAAGCAGATTTATCCTTAGATAATGTGTCTAAGTCTGGAAACTATACAACTCCTACAGACCAAAGATGGCGTTTTACTCAATTTGGCAATGTAGTAATTGCTGCTAATGGGTATGACAAGTTACAGGGATTTAATGTTAATTCAGCATCTTTATTTGCTGATTTGGCTGCCGATGCACCTACAGCACGATATGTAACGATTGTGCGTGATTTCGTAGTCTGTGGAAACATTCAGTCAGATTATCCTAATCGAGTTCAATGGTCAGCATTAAACGATGAAGCAAGTTGGACTACATCTGCAACAACTCAAGCAGATTACCAAGATATTCCTGATGGTGGAACAGTAGTCGGCATTACTGGTGGCGAATTTGGGCTAATCCTAATGGATCGCTCCATCTATCGTATGTCTTATGTTGGTAGCCCATTAGTATTCCAGTTTGATAACATTACTCGTAACTTAGGGTGTTATGAGGCTAATTCTGTAATACAGTACGCTGGAATGACATTCTTCCTTGGGGATGATGGCTTCTATGCTTGTGATGGACAAACAATCCTACCGATTGGTAATGAAAAGGTAAATCGTTTCTTTTTTGATGATGTAGATCAAGGTACTATTTATCAGATGTCTGCTGCTGTAGACCCAGCTAAGAAGCTCATTATTTGGGCTTATGCTTCTAAAAGTTCGGCAACTGTAGACAAGTTAATTATCTACAATTTCCAGACTCAGAAATGGTCTAATGGCACTACAACAGCAGATCGCATTGCAACAACTTCTACACCAGCAGTAACGCTAGAAGGTATGGATGCTTATGGAACACTAGATACCATTATGACTAGCTTTGATAGCCGTTTATGGTTAGGCGGTAGATTACAGTTAGCTGGCGTAAATGGCACAAAGATTGTTACATTTACTGGCTCTAATGCAACGGCCTATTTAGAAACTGGTGATATTGAAGTGCCAGGCTCTACATCTGCTATTACTATGGTTAAACCACTTGTAGATAATGGTTCTGCTAATGTGGCAGTAGCAACTCGTAGATTATTAAATGAAACCATTACTTATGGAACTTCAGCATCTTCTGATTCTGAAAATCGTGTAAGTATTCGTAGCGTAGGTCGCTATCATCGTTTACAATTATCACCTACAGGATCGTGGTCTACTGCGATTGGAATGGACATAGAGTTAAATGGTTTAGGAACTAGATAATGTTTAGACGATTACCTCCGTTTGGTGGAGATCAGCGAGCAGTCGCTGAAGTCGTTAATAACATTATGGATGGCAAGACCAATAATACTGGTACTGTTACATTAGCCACAGGCAATGCAACAACAACTACCATTACAGATGCTCGTATTGGTATAGATTCTGTTATCTTATTAGTACCAAAATCTGCTGCTGCTTTTGCTGATACTGCACCTTATGGCGCTTTTCAAGACTCTACAGATCAATCGGCAGTAAGCACTACAGTTGCGTATCCAATGACATTTAACACTACAGATTTTTCTAATGGTGTTTATTTATCTAATAGCAGTCGTTTGAATGTCAGAAATGCTGGTATTTACAATCTGCAATTTAGTGTACAACTAGAAAATACAGATAATGTACAGCATGATATAGATATTTGGTTTAGAAAAAACGGCACTAATATTACAGCATCAAATAGTAAATTTACTGTTCCAGCAAGAAAAAGTGCTGGTGTTTATGGTCATGTTATTGGAGCTATAAATTATTTTGTAGAACTAGCAGCAAATGAC